TCAATACCATATTCCTCACTTAGTAGTTCAACGATTGTGTCATCATGATTATGCTCTAAATTAAATTCTCCATACTCCTCCTCATCCCATTCAACAAGCTTGTTTACAAACTCGTTATTCCATTCAACTCCAAAAACTCTCTGTGGGTAAAACTGCATCTCATTCTCCTTTGTTAAAAAATTTCTCTGAATTTATTGCTTTATCGCAAATAAACAAATCATACATTGGCTTTCCACACCCTGCTTTATGGTACTTTGCTCCCCATTCTTCCAATTGGCGACAAACAAGATCATTCCAATCAATTCCTGATCCGGAACCTCTTGCCGTCCAGTAAGTTATTTCATGACCTTCGTCATAAAGTTGATTGATCTTTTCGATGTTTTCTTTGATTGGAACTGATTTTGTATAATCCCTATCTTCTGGGGTTATACAAATAGTCTCATCGATGTCAACTATGATCTTCATTTTTCCTCCTCTGAAAATAGCTTTCCATACTCTGTCCATTGTAACTTATCAAATGGAATGTCTTCTTGGCTAACAAATCCTCTCTCGGGGAGATGACCCATATCCACCAATTGTAATGTAGAGACCATCGCGGCGGCTGTTGTCCACGCAATCGCTTTATAGGGCATTCCATTTATAACTTTTGGTCCGTATTCTTTTACGAACTCAACGGTTTGAATTTTATCATTCTTTTCTCCTGTAACTGATGCATATACTACAACTTTGTCTTGTTCACAAGGCGGGAGAGCATTTTGAAGTATCTTCATAAGTTCCCACCTCTTGTCCTTCATTTTCAAATCATCCAAGAGGAACTTCATCATCTTACAGTGACCGGGGTAGCGAATAGATTTGTAGTCTAGGTTCTTGACTTTATCTTTATAAGTCTCCGCCATTGTTCCTAAGCCGCCGGAAGTTGTGAAGGCTTCGTATTCAGTTCCATCAACTCTAAGTGTTTCCAACATAGTCATTGGAGAAACCTTTTGAACCTTGCCTTCCTTGATTATGTCACACTCTTCGATGTATTCGTTTACCAAGCCCTCTATAGACCAGTTAACAGCGTAACCAAGCTTTCCAGATGGATTCTGTGGTAATGCTCCAACTCTCATCTTGATCGTATCGATGGTCTTGAAACCTTGCACCAAATGAGACGCTACAATACCGATAAAGCCGGGAGCCAATCCACATTGAGGAATCATAACTCCTTTTGCGTTCTTGGAACGGTCTTTGATGTAGCTTGTCATCTGTGTATCTTCAGTTGCGTCTAGGTAGTGAATACCTCTCTCAAATGCTTCCTCGACAACAAATCTTGTAAGGTGATAAGGTAAGCATGAAATAACTGCATCGCATTCATCTAGAGAAGCTGATAAAAAGTCTTTGTCTGCTACATCACCTCTTTTAATCGGAATTGTTGATTTAACTCTTTGAGTATCAATTCCTACAACTTCATAGCCATACAGCCTCAGCATCAGCGCAACTAGACTGCCTATGACGCCCATCCCGACAACTGCGACTTTTTTAATGCCATCTTCTTTCATAAGTTTTTAATCTCCAAATTGGATTCCTTGGGCGAGGGGGAGCTTGTCTGACCAATTTATTGTGTTGGTCTGTCTTCGCATGTAAGCTTTCCAAGAATCAGATCCTGATTCCCTTCCTCCTCCAGTATCCTTTTCTCCACCGAAAGCTCCGCCAATCTCTGCACCAGAAGTTCCAATATTAACATTTGCTATCCCACAATCAGATCCCACAGCAGACAAAAATTGTTCTGCTTTGCGGAGACTGTCTGTGAATATGGAGCTTGAAAGACCTTGAGAGACATCATTATTTATTTCGATAGCTTCTTCCAAAGTTTCATATTCCAATATATATAGTATCGGAGCAAATGTTTCTTCTTTGACGATGGCTGTTTGTGAGGGCATCTTAACTAGGGCCGGCTTTACATACCTGCCTCTTACTTTGCCACCGTAAAGAACCTCCCCACCCTGAAACTCTTCTGCAATTTTCAACGCTAATTCATATTTCTCAACTGCCTTGTGACTAATTAAGGGGCCCATCAGCGTTTTTTCATACATCGGATCATCGATCACAACCTGATCATAAGCTTTTAAAAGACGGCATATCAATTCTTCTGAAACATCTTTATGAACAATGAGCCTTCTGGTGGTTGTGCATCTTTGACCGTTTGTTCCAACGGCGCCAAAAAGAATGGCGCGAGTTGCTAAATCTAAATCAGCATCTTCAGCTACAATGACAGCGTTGTTTCCCCCAAGTTCTAAAAGGCTCCTTCCTAGGCGCCGGGCGACAACTTCTGATACACTCCTCCCAGCTTTGGTAGATCCTGTGAAAGAGATGAGGGGAATTCTCCTATCCCTCGCCATTTGATGTCCTGACCCCTTATCACCCAAAACTAGATTGAAAACACCTTCGTGCCCCGTTTCCTTTGAGATATCTTCGCAAATTGCGTGGATATATTTCGCTGTTTCTTTTGCTAATTCACTTGGCTTCCAAATAACTGTATTTCCACAAACAGCCGCAATAGCCGCATTCCATGCCCATACAGCGCCCGGGAAGTTAAAAGCCGTTATAACGCCTATAGCGCCCAGTGGGTGCCATTGTTCAGTCATCTTGTGCCTATACCTCTCCGAGGCTATTGTAAGCCCGTAGAGTTGACGAGAGAGCCCCACAGCGAAGTCGCAGATGTCTATCATCTCCTGAACTTCTCCGAGGCTTTCTTGATAGATCTTTCCAACTTCTGAGGTTATTATTTGCGCTAATTCTTCTTTCTTTTCTCGGAGCTTGTTTCCAAGTTGCCTAATGACTTCTCCACGCTTTGGAGCGGGAACTTCTTTCCAAGTTTTGAAAGTTTCTAGTGCTACTTTTACTTGTTCATGCATTATTTTTTACCAAATCCGGGTAATCTGAAGCCTTTGCTCCTCTTTTTGACTTCTTCTTTTTTCTCGCTTGCAACAACAGGCGCTCTTGTATTAGAGTGGCCATATGCTCTATAAAGATGTTTATAAACTGCTGCTTTTAAATCTGAAACATTTTTTTCTAGCTCTCTCATGAGAACTTCTGTTTCTATGTTCGAAGCTGTCTGCAAACTTGCTATTCCCAATAATTCATTAATTTCTGTTTGTAAATTTTGCAATTGTGCTGATAACGTAGCCATTTTCCCTCCATAATAAAATAAGCTCAGGCAGAAGCTTTAGTTAAAATTAATGTTTATTTTCTACGAACTCTTTAATGGACTTTGCTTCATCAAAGACTTCATTCAAAGTGGGATAAACTGGCTTCTCCAGAAGAGGAACGTTTCTCCCTTCTGCCAATAAAGTTTGGCAAACTCTATAGTCTTCTAAATTTTCTCGCCATTTTTGCTCTGCGCGTTGCTGAGCAGTATGAAAAATTTCGAACCGAAGTTCATATGGGTTTTTACTTTTATTATTATTCATAATAATCTCCTTTGTGTTTTTTCTTGTGTTATTGCTCTGCCTGAGCTTTATGGACTCGGTAGGTCTCGAACCTACGTCTTTCCCCTTTTTTACGGGGTTGCTTTTCCAACTAAGCTACAAGACCAAAATGGAGGGCTTTCACCCTCCATGCACCTATTCTTCTTCCTTCTCTTCGTAGTATTTGCTCGCTTCCCCTGTGCGAGATTCAAACCTCATGATAACCTCTTCATCCATCACGTCAAGAACAGCTTGCCTAAACTCTGGATCTTGAAGCTTCTCAATCCATTGTTTACCCTGAAACTTGTATTCTTTACCCTTTGAATTCAAAGTATACCATGCCCCTGCACTTGTCAAGGCATCCGAACCTTTTATCGCATCAAGCCAACTTTCCTCATCTTGGATTCCAATTTTATCCCCAGCCCACAAGATTTTATAGTTACATCTTCGCCCAGCCGTTCCAAAGCGTGATTTCTCAAGCTTTGCTTTAACCTCTGAACCGATTCTGTAACCTTTATCATCTTCAACAAAAGAAGCTTTCGCTTTGCGACCCGTAAGCCATATACGCAAAGAATATGCGTAATGCATAGCTTTTCCGCCGGGAGTGAACCATGGAGTTGTCATTGCCTCTGACATGCTCATTGTAATGTTCGTCTTTAGTTGGTTTAGAACCAAAAACGTACATTGAGCGTTTGCCAAAGGAACTGTGAGTTTCGCCATCCCTTTTGAGAGGATACGAGGCTTCACAGCCATCGAAGACTGTGGGTTGAAATCTCCTTCCAAGTCTTTTTTACTTGGAGTGAGTGCTAAACTATCCCAAATAAAGAGAAGTTTATTCCCAGATCCCAACAGTTCTTCAATATATTCCAAAACTTCCTCAACAGAGGTCGCCTGAACGTAAAGGAACCTGTCCAAATCAATTCCTATTTTTTGCAGGAATTCAGGATCAATTGCTGATTCAGAATCAAAGTAAACCACGTCAATGTCCATTCTTTGAGCATTGGCGGCAACTTGCGCTGCCATATAGGATTTACCGGTAGACTCTAAGCCTGCAATCTCAGTTATTTTTCCTACCGGAATTCCGCCAAGCTTTCCTCTACAAACTATAGAGTCTAGCCAGCGGGCTCCGGTTGGAATCCATTCTTTTACTTCAGTTGGATTATCCGAAGAAAGATCATGGGCGACTTCGATCCCTGCTTTTTTGTTCAGCAGTTTTCTCATTTCCGCCATATTGAGCTTTCCAGCTTTTGCCTTCTTTACGGCCATGATCAACTACCAAGAAGTTCGGAAAAAGCTTTGGTGACTTTATCGTCGCCTGTAGCGGCGTACTTATTGATTTCGTCTTTTTCTTCTCCACCTTGCATAAATATATCAAGAAGTTCTTGAACTTGCGCAGTAGTTTTGCGTTCAAAGAGTCCATCAAATTCAGGAATCTCTCCTAGAAGTTCCTTGCAATCCTTATCTCCCTTTGCACAAGCGGGAGAAGTTTTTCGCTTTGGAGTTAACTTTGTTGATGGATATAGTGCTCCTGCTTTCTTCCCATAATTAAGTACCAGATCTGTTCCTTCGTCCACATCAGTAACATCGCCATAATCCGGATTCAAGACAAGCTGAAGCAGTTGCTCATATACTGTTTTTGAATATCCCCACACACGAACTCCCAATCCTTCTTCGCCTCTTACAAGAACTGGAGAAAAGAATCTCTGCTTTGGGAACAGCTTTTTAGCCATTTCAATAGAGTCTGGTGTTCCCTCCTTGTATAAGGAAGAAGCGAAATCCAGAACAGGACTATCTTCGCCAAAGTTTCTCTTCGGACAAAGAACAGGGCCTTTATCCAAATTATAATAAAACCAAAACTCCTTGAAAGGATCTCCGTCAGCGGTGGGCAAAATACGGATCACTTGATCTCCATCCTGTGGTTTCCAAAATAAATCCTTTTTTCCGCCGCCTTTACTTTTGAGAGTGTTATATTTCTCTCTCATCTTTTTCATATCAATACCCATTTTAAACTCCTTGTTTTTGTGTTTGGGTTAGATCAACTTCTACTACTTCTACTTTTCCTACAACAGTCTTATGATTAAACATACGATAAGAATGATTTTCAACATCCCATACTAACTCCATACCTTCTTGCAACTTTGGTCTTTTTCCTCCTTTTGCTTCCGGTAAGACCCCCTCCGGCACATCATCGACTTTCATAAAAGTCATTGTCCTTACTTCTCCACTCTTTTTCATAAATGTTCCAACATACGCTTTCATCTTTTCTCCTCTTATTGTTTATGTTTTACATTATAGCATACTATTTTCGGCTTGTCAAGTAAAAAGTTGCCCTTGATGAAAATGAGTTCTTTTTATGACTATACCGTAATCATAGTCTGCATTATTTGAATAAACCTGATAACTTGAACTATTTTTTTCTTTAAAGTTGTCTTTTATTATCTTCACCAACTCATAATCCTTTTCAAGTTTTTCCTGATGTATGGATATATAATACATGTTTTCAATTGGATTGTCAAGAGAAAAATACATTTTTTCTTCATTTATTTTGTAATCGTATGATCCTATTGATAATATTCGACAGTGATCTTTATGATCGATCTTTGTTTTTGATACTGGTTTAGTATTATCGAATACGTTAATCATATGAAGTGAATAACTTATTACTTCGTTTATTTTATCATATTTGTTGAGGAAGGTTAAGTCCGGAATTGTCTCTTCTAGTGTTTCATTAGAAATCAATATTATGTCCTTAAACATCCCCGATCTCGCATAATCTTGCAAAGCATTAAATATAAGTTTATGCTGAAGAGCATATGTCTCGAGCATTTCAGATTGATCCGGAAGGATCAGAACAATTCTAATTTCAGTATTTTTGAAATGATGGAGCAATCTTAGACTGGCGCCGGTTATTAAACCAGAAGATGCGCATATAAAGATTGTTTCATCATGTTTTGGTTTAAATCGATATTTTGGAAACGTTTCTTCATATTTTTGATGTTCTTTTTGCTCTTTTAAGAGTCTAAAATTTTTATGATTCCTTTTTTCAGAATCGAAGCAATAAACTTCATATTGAGAATATTTGTCAAACTTCTCTGCAATATTACAGCCGCATTGGCCTAGGCCGATAATGTTCATAACTTCATCTCTTTCATTTCGCCGAAGTTCTTTCCTCCGGAAATATTAACTTTAAATTTCCCCAATTCTGTATTAGAGAACTCTTCTAGCAATCCCTCGACCACTCCCTTATCAGATAAGTGAAAGTCGAGCACCAGACTATCATGGATAGTAAAAGCCACATTTGATTTTCTTCCCTTCAATAATTTCCATATTTTAATTGCTTGTCTCAAGAACAAATCAGAAGTTGTAGATTGAATAAGATAATTCAAAGCATAATGTTCTTCGCATTCAATCTTTCTCCCAAACGGAGTTATAATATATTTTTCATCATAATTATAGTATTTTTGCAAAATTTTAGTTCTTTCGAAGATCTTTTCCAGTTTTTTATCATTTTTCTTCGGATCATAGAGCCAACTAAAAACTTTCTGCTTTACTTTATCTCTCTCAAACTTGTTTCCATAAACTTCTTCGCCAATCCAATTGTGAATATCTTCTTCGGGCTGATCAATATCCAAAAGTGCCAAAAAAGTCCTCAATTCGGCCGCATTATAATCAAGCTCAACGAAACAGTGTTTATATGGCTCTATAATGCCCCTACATTCCTTTTTTAAGTTCAAAATAGGGAAAGACATAGGCTTGATGCTTAAACGTCCTGTAATCGTCTTATAGGCATCATATTGAACGAATGAAGATGCACGTTGGATCTTTTTGAAGACATCTTTGTGTCGAAGTGAATATTTGATATCGTCCAAATTGATTTTCAAAGGCTTTTCGGCGATCTCGGAACACATTTTATGAAGATCGCACATAAAGTCATAATCATGTGGTTTTTCGAGATTTTCGAAAACATGTTGAGAAATATGATTTTTATAGAACAAAAATTTAAAAATGAATTTTTCTGGAATTAACTGTTTGATATTAAATTTTGAAGTGTCGGCGCCGACTATCTGATAAGATTTAATAAAAGATTTGATCTTTTTACTGATTTTTGACCAATCTTCATAAATTGTATCTGGACATGATTCATCCAAAGAAAGGCCATTTGACCAGACATACGCATAATCAGCATTGTGATCTTCCAAGATCGCTTGATAATCCCAAGTTTTGTCGCAACCATCCGGAAGGAAGTTAAATATTTGATTATTATGGAAGAATTGGTTTTCAAAAATTTGAAAGAACATGTGTGCCTCTCTGGTTTAGCAATATTTCATCTTGTTGAAAGTATAGCGCACCAAGAGCTTTTTGTCAAGTCCTTTTTTGATCTTATTCGAAAGATCGAGTAAAATCTGTTTTACATCAGGACGATTGCCGTATGCAGAATTTAATATTTGAGCGTATTTTATCAGATATTTGTTAAAGCTATTTCTGTACAATTCCTCTAATTGCCCTTCCGAATATATCTCTCTATCAAATGACTGAGCAGTTGATACTTTGTTCACCCTGTAGCTTTTAGAGCAAAAAAACGTTTTTTGTTCGCTTTTATAATATAAAGGTGCTGTTTCCAGCAAATTCAGGTATGATTTAAAAATAGCCCTATAAAACAGTTCCATTTCTTCTTCAGTGCCTTCAGCTAATTCAAAATTATTTTCAAAAAACTTTTCTTTCGATATTCCGCTTATCTCTGTTTTGCTAGCATCTAAGTTAAGATCCATCGCAAACCTCCATGGAACATTTGAATCATAACGAAGCCCATTAATCAGGAAATATCCGGCCACGCGGTTATACATAGGATATTGATAAAAAGCGGCAAATTTTGCTGCATTATCATCATATGCAACCTGTTCAACATTCTCTATTTCGAACATCAAGCCGGAATTTAACATAGAATTTTCCCCGCCCTTGACATATTCATTAAAGAAGGCGCTTTTATCAATTTTGTGCAACGTAAACAATTTGAATATTAAATCCAAATAGGAAACAAAATCCATGGCTGTATCTTTTATGTTGGTGGTATCATCGAATACCTCCTTCATATATATCTCATTAATCATATTGCCTACAGACGTTATATATGATTCTTCTATTTCTTCTCTCGGGCCGGCACCTTTATCGATTTTGAATACTTCCATAAACTGGCTAAGTTGCTGCTTATCCAAAGCAAATTCGAGCTTAACCATTTCATAAAATTTCAAATATAGTTGATATGTATATTTGTTTAAAAATATTTCCTCATCAATTAAAAACTTATCGTCAACTTCAACTAAGCTGGTTCTTTTCGGCAAAATTGCTCGGCCGAAAGTGTCAACTTTTCCATAATAAGATCCTTTGTCAAGAAAATCAAAACCCCTAGGAATCCAGACCGGGGTGCCCATTGCTTTAAATAACGCCCTACTTCGAAAAGCTGTTTTCAAAGAAGAATCATTACTATTCTCCAAAATTGCAATATCTCCGGTAATTGTGAAGTTATCATCATCCTCAAAACCGGCAAATGGGCTTTGAGAGTTTCGATCCTTCTTAATAGGAAATGTGTCTGGATTTAACTTTTCCACTTTTATCTCCAATTTTAATCATACTTGTATCGATCATCAATAGATTTAAAAACATTAACCTTATCTTTCCAGCCTGTTTCGCCCTCACAACCAGCGGCCTTCTTTGCGGCCGCGGCCTTACGCCTTTTCTCGGCTTTATCAGCGGCACTTGGGAATAGGTTGTGGCCATCTCCAAATCCAACCCATCTAGACGTAAAATTCGTATAAAATTCTCCAGATTTAATTGAACTAGTAACTTTTGTTATAATGTAGTATCCCCCCAAGCCCAAGGCCCGGGCTGTTGAGATTTTTTTAGCGGGATCTCCCATTCCAACAGTTGTGGGATCAATATATATCATCTGTCCGGGCAAAAAAGAGCCATTTCCATAGCACTCAACATCAGCGTTATACACTCTTCGAAAAACATCCAATTCTCTTCTATTTTTTGAATTTTCCAACAAAGACTCTTCCAAATAATCGGCGCCGGTTTTAGAGAAAGAAATACTTCTAACTATGCCGGAATTTTGAGCAATATTCAAATGAAAAATACCTGTTTCCATGTCTCTTACGCGATTTTTGATCCTCTTGTTCATTGCTTGATTCACCGCATTAATGAACAAATAGTTTGCCATAGTAATATCGGGATCATCAGGATCTGCTTCTGAAAACTTAAGGTTTTTCAAAGCACTTACTGACAATCTCTTCTTGAGCATCGGTATGCTTGATAAAGATTCGCCTGCCGGGGCTTTTGTGAAGACTTCTTTGGCGCCGCCATTTGAATTTGAAATTCGAACTGTGTGAAAAGCCATTTCAACCCTGTTTCTGGCAAAATTTGCAAAATGTTTCTTCTGATCCGTAAAGCAATCGTTTCCTACTGCGGCGTTGACCAATTCTATCAACAATAGCCTTATAAAGTCTTTTAAGAGAAAACTAGCTTTTCCGGCATCAATTACATTTTTTATAAACCAAGCATTAAACAAATTATAAGATACTGGTAAATCACTCAAGGATATTGTTTTTTCGCCGCCGGCATATTTCGAACCAGCACCGATCACCCAAGTTGGCAATGTTATTGTGCCAAACACAATTTTCATATTGCTTAATATTGAATTTAAATTAGAGTCAGCAGTTCCTCCGGTTTTTGCTATCGTTCCTCCGGCGCCATAGATATTCAAACAAGATATAATAACCGCATCAATAATATCCCCTAAATAACAATACTTAAAATTTGTGTAGAGATCTTTATCTTTTTGTTCAGCAAGCAGTTCATCATTCATTTTCTTCATTATTTTTTTATATTCTTTTAAGCCCTTAGGATCTATCTTCTTGCCACTTGCCTTTGTTAGTTGAGCTGAAATAGTGTTGCTTACCGAATATACTGGAGTTGGTTGGCCAACGTCCATCGCGCCACGGATTTCCAGTACAACTCCATAATCCTCTATTACTTTTTGAATATTTTTGCCGCCTTTTTTCTGGCCCCATGAAGTCCCCGCCCATCCCTTTTTTGTGATAATATTTCCGTCGGTAAACCCCAATTCGATTGAAGGAACTCGAATTTGAAACACTCTCGATCTAAATATTTTGCCGCCCTGCCACAATATTGGCTCATGAAGCACTTTATTAATCTCTCGCAAGACTGCAAAGCCGGCACGGCCTTGCACTTTTTGTGCGAAGTCAAGGCGCATTTTCATTTTCTTTTTATTTGCTAGATAGTCTTTATAATTAGAAGTGTCCATAAGTCCAGCTAACCGATGCTTTTTCTTCGGCTCGCAGCCTTTTGCGCTCAATTCTTTATAAAGCTTTTCTGCTTTTTTAAAATCCTCCTCTTGGGCTTTTTTCTTTTTCTTTGATCTCATATCTTTTATGACATTTATTTTCTGCAGATCGTATTCTAGAGAGCTATAATATGTTATTGTAAGGTTGACTGTCCCATTTTGATTAAATTTTAAATCATGATTTTTCAACTGGAGCCACATGGTCTGATTTGATTTTGCCAACGCTTTTCGAACTTCATTAGCTCTTCTTTGGCTTTTGAAAATCACCGAACTTTTTTCAGGAAGGTGCCATCCAACATCGAGTCTCAGTCTAAAACCTTCTGATGGGCCCCTTCTGCGAAATAAGTCCAAGTAAGAAAGTCGACCGGGGGTCTCGCCATTGGTCAGAACACTAATTGAAGAAAAGAAAAATTCCGCATCAACCTGAACATATCTCTTAACTTCTGCTGGTTGCCCTCCCAGAAGCTGCCAGTTAACACCCAGCACTCCCGCTTCGCCAAAACGCTCAGATTTGCCGGACATAAGGTTGGCAACATTTTCTTTACTAACATGAGAATCAAAATAAAATTCTTTCGTTTCAGTAACTTTTCCTGTTTTCGGATCGGTTTCAACACGATAGAAATTCAACCTAGGAACTATGGCAGATAATTCGTGAGTTTTAAGATCAAACAACGTTCCAATTTCGGGCCCAATAAAATACTTTCCCAATATTTCTGAAAAATTTGCTTTACGTGACAGCGATATATGATGTGTATGGAATGCATGTCTTTTTTGGTCCAGCTGGCTTTCACTAGGGCCCTTGTTGGTTGTTACTTTCTGCAAGTTTCCAACCAACCAACATTGTTCTGCTCTCCTTACACGAGAAGAATATTCATTTTTATTTGCATTTTTCTTCTTTCCCATTTAGGCAACTCCCATAAGAGAAGCAACAGAGTCCATTTCAAGAGGGATAATTATTTCTTCACCGATTTTAATATGATGTTCGGTGGGCGAATTGTTAAACATAGCAATAACCCACCAATAAGACGCATCACCATAAAAATCATGAGCCAATTTATAAAATCGATCTCCGCGAGACCATGTATAACTTTCATAACTTAAGTTTTCCAACATAGTATCAGTAATTCGTTCAAATTTAGGTGTTCCAAATAACGATACGGAATTTAGATTTCTCCTTTCTTTGATCTGTTTAAACATGTCTTCTTTTGACAATCTAACAGTATCTCTACTGGCATATCTATCTGGCATAGTTTCTACTCCGATTATTTGTTACCATATGGAAAGTTGCCAAACCCTTTTGGATCCACGTTTGTTTTCTTATTCTTTGTCAGGTTTTTTTGGATTTTTTGCGCATTCGCTAATTTTGCTCTTGCAGCAGTTCCCTTCTGCGCAGCAGCCAGACCGGCGGCCACCCCTTTGGCGGCGGCGTAGGACTTAGCAGCGGCTTTTATCGCTTTTTTGGCATTTGCCACCTTCTTCCCCGCCTTGGAATTTGCGCCGACATCAACTGTTGTTTGCGTTCCCAAATCATGCTGATGAAGAACTGAAAATTCTGATGACATCTGAATCTCATGAGGGATAATAAAAGGAGACGAGGCTACATAATCCTCAAACTCTTCCGGGCGAGGAGTGCCCAAAGGTGGCGGAACGTGTGGATCAAGCTTTTTAGAGCCTCCATAGAACCAAGGCGCCCGATCACTAAATTGTGGATTAACTTGTAAAGATCCGGGCACAACCAAAAGGCCGGCTTCTGCTGCGTTTCCATTTCCCGTATAATTAACAAATTTTCTCATCGGCCAGCCCTTAGCACGAGATCTTTTCTGTGTTTTTTCTAAGCTTTGCACAGATGTATCAGCTATCAAGTTCATAAATTTCATTTTCAACAAAGGAGGTGAAGCAAGTGTTGTTGCTGAGAATTTTTCCGGGGTTTTGGATCCTTTTTTCTGTTCATAAATAAACTTCTTATATGAGGGATACATCATTTTAATATAATCCTGAACTCTTTTCCAATTTTCCCAAGCTTCTGCATGTGATTCTGCGACAACAGTCCATGCTAAGTTAATTTTTCTTTTTGTGCCTTGATAAGTTGCGATAGGATCCATGCGACCATATACATCTTGCTCATTAAAAGAAACATTATATGATTCGCTATAATCAGTTATAAAAGCTTTAAATTTAACAACTCTCTTGGTGGGCAAATGATAAAATTCCAAATATATTCCATTATTCTCAACAATTTTATCTGTACCACCTCTGAGGCCATGTTTAAAATATCCGACTGCCATTAGTTATTTCCTCTAAGCCATACTTTCATTAAGCTTTTTATTAAGTTTCCGTGTGAATGCATGCAACGAATCATCAGTTGCTTTTATATTATTGTGTGTTATTTTTAATTCAAGTTCAATTTTATTCTGCTTTTGAATATCAATAACAGCTTTCGAAAGCGCTTGCACGGCTGAAGCTGCAGCCTTGGCATTTCCCGGTGTTATTTTTGCAATTTGCTCAAACACATCTGTTGTAGTGGTTACAATCTTGGGATCAATATCCCCCATTGCTATTAAGTTATCTTTCAAATCTCCTACTGATTTGGACATGCCAACAAGCTTTTTTATAGTATCTCCCTCAATAGATTCTATAGCGCTGGCAACTCCAAAAATAAACCCTGCTAAAGCGTTAGACGGTCCTAAACCAAAGAAAGAGGTAATTGCGGTCACAATTGAGAGCAATTGCAGGGCGGCCAACGATACAGTTAATATACCGACTGCGCCGGCAAACTTCACAAGCGAGGACGCGGCAGTTCCCAGTTTTCCAATCCCGATATCATTCAGGAAAGAACCCAAAGTCTTATTAAGCAACGCCATTCCGGCGCCGGCTGCTGCTGATGCTGCGCCGACTGCGACCAAAACAACAGAAAAGGCGAGCAATATGACTCCCGCGACTATGTAAGCAGCAAACGACGCAGCAACCGCCCATGCAGAAAGAGTTAGTACCGCCATAGCCCCGGCTACCGCCACCATTCCCAATGCAATTTTAAGCAAATCAACATCTTGCAGGCTTGTAAAAGCGCCAACAAGAATCGACATTCCAAAAGCAGCTACAGCAATTCCAATACCGATCAGCAGTATTGCCGCACCAAATGCGAGCAATGGAATAGTTGCGCCGGCGAGCGCTGGTGCCGCAAAAGCCAATATGGCCACTATTGCAACCATTCCACCCATAAAAACAAGAAGAGCATATGTAACAGCGTGAATTTTATCCACCGACATCCCGTCAAATGACTTAACAAACAGTGCCATTCCTTTTGCGGCGATATAAATACCTGCGCCAATCATAACTATTGCGGCGCCGAAAGCTAACAATGCTACTGCGATCGATAGTATTTGTTTGGCTTTTATCTTCGAAAGATCTCTCAAAAATCTGCCTCTACGCTTAGGTGGCTTCTTGTCGGCGACCGGTGCCGGAGAAGTATCCTTGGGTATGAGACCCCCCCCTTTTCCGGGCATCTTTTTGCCGAGGAGAAAACTCCCTACCCCCATGGCTTTTATGGCCGTTGCACCTGCTTTCATAGCGGCCATGGCCATCGTTGTCTTTCTGATCGCTACAGCAAGAGCCACAAAACCTGCAGTACCCAAAATTACCCACTTTAACCACGGAGTGCTTAAAACCTTTGCAAGCAGTTTTGTCATCCAAGTCAGCGCATCAATCACAGGCTTAAATGCAACTGCAAGGTTTTGCATGGCAACCTGAAACTGTTTTGAAACATCTTTGGTCGCTACTTGCCTAGCCTTAAACTGATCAATAGTCAAACCAGCGTCTTTTGCTTTTTTCTCCATAATCGCAAGATTTTCTGCAGATGTTCCAAACAATTTCATAGCTTTCGTCATATCCGTTATTCCAACAGACGAAGCCAACGCTTTCTTTTCAAAACGGCTCATATGAGAAAACTGTTTTCCGGACATTTTCAAAGAATTCTGAAGCATTTTGATTCTTTCGCCTTCTGTGGCGTTGAGCATTTGAATCGAATTCAAATAATCTCCGCCCAATAACGAATTCATGCGACCAACGGATTCGGCGGCAGAATCATATGTATCAAATTTGGAAGCCAAGCCGGTTAATTCGGAAATCGCCAAACCAGTTGCAGCAGATTGGGCGGCTAAATTTTTGAAGACTTTTATGGCGCGGTCTTTTGTAAAAGCAGCAAGAGAGGCCATGGCAGGGCCAAATTCGCTCATAATCTTCTTGGTCATATGTGGGCCCAAAGCTGTACCGGTTGCATACAAGTCCACTTGGAGTTGTTCTGCTGCTTTAGCAGAAAATCCCATACCTTTTGTTGCGGTATTTAAGTTCTCGGTTATGTCGACACCGAAATTCTCGAACAGCGCAACAGTTTGACCTAAAGACACTCTTGTTTCGGCGCTGACCATATTGAAGTTAACAAAACTTCCCGCAAGTTTGTTCATTCCCGCGGCTGCTTCTGCCATTAAAAGGCCTGATTGTGCGGCGGTATTCATGGCGGTCGACAATTCCTGATTGAACTCTCCAGTTCCTCCAGTAGTCTTGGCCAATTCTGCTCGATGAGTATCATAAGCCATGGTCATCTCAATTATATTTCCAACCATCGCAAAGAACATGGTGTTAAGAGCGGCCATTGGATTTCTTGCATATGCACCAGCTTTTCCAACTAATTCCAAGCCTTTAGCAAGGGCAGGGGATTTTGCGACTGCCTTGCCCATGGCTTCATTTGATTCGTTCTGAACTGCTAGATCCTTTTTCTTTGAGATCTGCATTTTTGACTCAGTTGCTATATTCTTTATCAGTTGTTTTTCGCCGACGGCGAGGGCTTCAGTCAATTTCTCTTGATTCTCTATTGCCCCAGAGTGCAAGTCAATTTTCTCTTCGAGTATCTCGTTAGCTCGTTGAAGAGCGGCAGTTTCCTTTTCTACCGCTTTGTCCATTTTCTTGGCATCACCGGTGTATGCCTTCTTCGCTGCATTCAAAGCCTCTTGTGCTATTGTCTGTGCTGTCGTAGCGGCTGTTATTTCCCTTTGCCCCGCTGTAGCAGCAGCCTCAATAGCAACTTGCTGATTGAGGATGGCCAGCATATCCTCCTGTTCTTTCCTCCGCAATTCCGATAGCTGAATTTCATTTTGGATCTTATCTGCATGAAGGCCAAGCTGGGTATCTAATTGGATCCGGAGTTCCAGATCTCTCTTCATCTGCTCGGAGCCTCTTTCCCTTTCTTCTCGCAGTTTCATCATGGCCGCGGCTATTGCATCTGCACCCGCGGCTGTTTGGCCACCGGAAGGATTATCGGCAGCATAAAATATATTTATTGGTCTCCAATCAGACATAAGTGTTTATCTCCATAGAACACAGTTATATACAATAATTAGGGAAGAACAGAAATAATATGTTATTTTGCGGAGGCTTTTTTCATTTCATCGGCTTCGGCTTGGAGTTGTTTTGTTAAACGCTTCAGGAACCAGCGACGAATTGTTATAGGCAAGTTATAAGATTCAAAGAAAGACCACCCTCCATGATACTTCAGGAGAAACAGTTCTTCATAGACACCTTCAATGTATTCTTCATTTAGGCCAAAAAAAGTCCGTGGTGAGAGGAACCTCGAGGTCCTCGCAATGGCCGCAATCGTCACATTGGAATTTCGCAATTAAGCTTGTATTTGGGTTAACTTTATCATAAACATTTCTCAAGGTTCGTGAATCTGAAATTGGCATATTATCGACAAAGTAGTCAATAACTTTCTTATCTTCATATCCATTAACCGACTGAATCATCAATTTAAGCTGATGTGTCAGATTGTTTGATTCTTTGCTTTTCTTATCAAAGTTCTTCAGAACCTCTTTTTCTTCTTTGCCGCGAAACAGCTTTACAACGCATTCAGCTTTCGTATTCGGAAGAACAATTTTAAAGAGAGAGTCTCCAACAAAATTTGTGTTTTCAACTTCTTCTTCTCCGTAATCCATGGAAATACATTCTTCCAAGTCGAATTCTTCTTCTTGTTCTTCGCCACAAGAAGGGCATAAAACCTTTGCGTTGTAATATGAGCCATATCCTGAAATTCTTGCTTGAATCAGGATTGCGTTTTTATCTCCAAGAAGAATATCCTCAACTCTGATCTTTTTGTTAAGGATCAGGCTTTGAGCCAAACGATCAAGGACAATTCTTTTCTTGATCAAGTTCGGAGAAGTTAAAATATCCTCATCTTTTGCCGTCATGAAGCGAATTTCAAGAGAATCCTGCTCATAAAGAGGATGCCCTTCAGCATAGTATCGGCCTTTTGATGGAAGATCGACATGCATCGTGGGAACAACAAAGTTTAAGGGATCTTGTAAGTTTTGGGAAAGAATGGGGCTGTCTTCATTAGGAGCCGCCCCAAGCCGCTCCTCGTTATTTCTAACTGACATCTAACACCTCATCGGTTAAGTTAATTTATTCTCGATCAATCGCTATTTTTTGGGCGGGTACCCCAATCAAAACCTTTTTCGGTCAATCCCTTGGATTCAATCTGGCTCACAAGAGCTGGATCAGATGGAGGCTGTTGAATCCCGCCTGCTTCTATCGATGCCCAATCATAGCGACACGTTATTGTGCATGTCATAAAATCATCTGCTGAATAATCGAATTCGCCACCGAAAACAACTTTTTGAATCCACGGATTGTGGAAAAAATATGCTTCCGTAACTTGACCAGCAGAATCCAATTGCTGAACTTCAAGTTTCCCTAAAGCTGCGGCGGATCTAGCCTTCGTCACACCTGCAGAAGTTGCCGCATTGAGGCCTGATGGGAGGACATATCCGGCAGCTTGAACTGCTTGGTACAGAAATAACGAGGCATTACCTTCGTCGGCGGTTTCTTCAGATCCTGCAATATCGATAAAAGTCACATCAACTGTATTCCAGACCACAGGGCCCGGGTACCAAAACGAATGTCCCAATATTTTATGCTCTTTCTCTGTCGTTGACCATTCAGGTTTTGCAACCTTTTGAATCACATATTGCTGAACAACATTCCCGTTTCCAACGTTTGCAACCCACCGAAATTTCCTTTTCGGCTCAATATTTCTCATATGCCAAAATTTATTACTAGGCATTTATATTGCCCTCCTATGTTCTTGCCTTTACTAGTATATAGTATCCTTTAGTTATTATTCTGGAAATTGAGCGCCTGTTTTTGTAATAATAAAGTCGAGAGCAATAAATTCAATTGCGCGAGCCGGCTTTATAAACAATTTTGCATAAAGAATGTTTTGGTCAATCATATCCGGTGTTGTTGTAGTTCCATCGAGAACAAACTTATAATCAACAATTCCCAAACCATCTTTCACTTCTTCCAAAATTCCTTTTGCATCACCAGAGAAGCTATTCCAAGTTGATTCAACATTTTGTTCAAACAGCACATTTCTCGCTACTGCGCCAATTTTCCGCTTAAGGTAAATCAACAAACGACGAACATTAATCCTATCCAAAGCGCTTCGTTCCAATTGAAGAGTTTTTTGTCCGAAGACAACAATTCCTTCAGCCGGGAAGTTTGCAATTGGGTTAATTCCATGATCATAAAGTTCATCTCTTTCCGCGGAAGTTAAGCGATCCTTAACATTGACAACCCTCAATCCTGTTGTGCCATCTGAAAGCCCACCGCGGGAGAAGCCTGCAGGAGCGAACCAAACTTCTGAAGTTTGTTTAACTCTTCCAAAAACGCCCATCATCGCAACTGTTGGAGGACTCGCAACAACAGATCTTGTTCTTCCATCGTGAATATCAACCCATGGATAGAATGTTGCGGCATAACTATGAATAGTTGTACTAAGATTATCTCTTCTGTCGGCGACTGCGCCTGAAACTGTACCTCGCTTTCCGGTTGCCGTCAATTCCGAAGGCCTAATGTCTTCGATGGGGCGATAACCAGAATCAATATCTAAAATTGCTAAAGCATCACCACGGTCTCGGCAATAATCTGCTAATTTAGTGTTCAAGGTTGAATCAACCAATCCCGGAACTGCTGCAAGATTAAAATCTAAGAATTCTGGATCTCTCAGCATTTTTATGGCTGTTAAGACTGAGTACCAAGCATAGTTGCCGCGGCCATCAGTGCTCGAACCACCGTCTTTTGCAATATTAACAATTGAGAACGGATTTTTCTGTTTAATATCAACTCCGTCAAAACCGCCGTGCATCGGCATCGTAAAGGCTTTATATCCAGCATCTAACACGACTTTCCAGCCGTCGCCGCTTTGATACCTATATGCTGCCACTTTGTTTGATCCTTCTGCTTTATAATATGCTCCCAGTTGGGTTATTGATTTAAATCCAGTCACTGTATTTACCCTAGAACCGGTTGCGTAGATAGCATTATCTGTCCAACCTTTTGTAGAGCTTGAAGCTTGTCTTACATCGTCCAAAGAAAAGGCAAATGTGCGGAAAGTCGTAGAATTATCTGCTATCCATGAATCTTTTTCCTCTTCAAGTGGATAAGTTAGATCAGCATATGCGGGGGAGGGGTATCTTCCCGAATCTGCTCTAGAAGTTCTAATACCGAAATAGGCATTTTTTGCCAATCCACGCGTAGCGTTTGAAGCTGTTACGCGCAGAAGATAATCCGGCCAGACCAAAGAGCCTGTAAATCGATATTTGTTAAGGGCCTTTTCACCGTTGCCAGTTTGGTCGAAAATATAAGAAGTAGCCTCGCCCTGATTATAGGAAGTAGTATCGTAGGCATAAGAACTGGCATAATCAGTATATCCAAAGGTCGTCTGTGCTGGGCCACCGGTACTTCCGGAGAAAATCTGGAATTTCTTTCTTCTTGCTGGGCCGAGGAATCCAAACGGAAGAAGTTTTGCATCGACGCCACCTGCTTTTACAGTTGGATGAACGTCAACTCGAACATATCTTGAATTGTTTGGATAGTCTCCGTAAATTTCAATTTTATCATTAGTATAATCCCACTTAAGGTATTGATCTCCAATAACTCTTCCGATAAATCTAGCAGATCGCGGGTTCAGGTTGACTGACTCAAAAGATTCAAGAAGAACCGGATTGTCATCAGAATCACCTAGGGATCTAACTTCCACGTTAAAAGTTCCATAAGGATCGGCATCCTGATCGATGGCTGTATAGGTAATATTTGAAATAGAGATTTTTAAATTCTTTGAAGCCCACGATCCTTCGGTTAGCCCGATAATCCTAAATAGTCTCTGTGTGGGAGTATTAAGTGGATCAAATTCAGAAGCTATTCCCAAATCCTGTGAGATTACGTATCCCGTTTTTGCGGCTTTGGCAGGATAGCGATAATTACCCTTTTCAACACTTCCCTGAACCAAAGGAGAAATAAACGCGTAAGTTCCGAACCCTGTTCCAGCCGAATCAGACAATTCTTTAATGTTGTCTTCAAAAGTCTCTCCAAGCCAATAAAGCTCACTTTTGCCCGAATCAACCACGGTTGAGTTTGTCTCAATAGGGCTAGTATTAAAAACTTTACGAATAAAGTTGCCCTTGCTGGGATCCATTGAAACTCGCATAGTTTTTACAGTCTTGCCATCAAAACCGCCGGCTGTCGAGGAAGTAAGTTGCAACTGGATATCCGCCGTGTGCATTTGTCCTGAAAAAGGTAACAATTGTTTTGTCCGTGGGGTGGTGGACGCGCTCATAACGGATATTCCAGATCCTGAATTCATATAAAAGACTGCGGCTAAAGAACCAGTTCCATGTATAGCTCCCAGCGGCCACGCTTTATCGGCTGCTGATGAGGATGGAAGTAGCCAGAGCCCGTAAGCTCCACCATTATCAGTTAAGAGTGTAGCCGGAGTGGTTTTCGTGGTTTGCCAACCGGCTTGGCCATAAGTTGTACTAGTATCTACGTTGGGATGCTGTACGCCACCCAGACGAAGAAAGGTTACGGGAGCGGAATTTCGAAGATAAGCCAAAGCAGCATATGCTCCATAATCCGGCGCAGTTCTATTTTCCCCACGCCAAAGATCCGAATCCGCAAATCCGCCGGGGGAAGGAACGCCAAATGTTCTCGTGAATTCATCAACACTAGAGACAACGACCGGCTTAAGTATCGGCCCAAATTGTGATCGCCCGACAATAACCGGACCGACTTCCGACTCAATTGGAACATTAATAATACTTTCGTCAATCTCTTCGATTTTTATCCCGGGAGATCTAAACCTAAAATTTTTAGCAGACATACATTTATCTCCTATGCATAGTTAAACTTTTACTTATAATAAATAGATTGAAAAGAGTCAAAAGGAACAATAATCATAATTAATCATTTTAAACTTTCAGGATTTTCGCCAAGTTCTCTATATTTTTTTGTAACATCGTTATGATCCGGCTCCTCACCCAATACCGACCTTTCCCTCGAGATTCTCAATTCGACTGGATTCTCTCTTACAACGTTGATCGGCTTAACTTGATTTGCTCCATCGCCAATAAGGTAAGCTAAAACTTTAATATCAACTTTTGATTGAAATGTTCTTTCTTCTTCGCCCATGGAAAAAATATTGTTATCAACTCCATAATCGGTTTGAATAAAAGCTTCATAAAAATGACCATTACGTTTCAAGGGAAAATAATTAATTCCGCCCGTGTTTGTAACAAATGGCGTAATCATCTCATTCATTTGTTGCTGATAATATGATTTGATTTTGACCTCATATGAAACATCAATATATACCGGAATTGGAATAGATACTGTTTTATAAACTGTCTTTTTTCTTTTTTTTGGCAAAACAAAATTGATCTGCCTTCTGCTTCCGGCTTTGAGCGCATCAGCATTTGCAAAATTTGCTGTTTTATTTTGATTAATCTTTTTTGTAATTTTGATTATTCCGCCACGATAATCATCAACCTCCGGAAGAGGAGCATATACCGCTCCTTTTTTTGTTCGGTCTTTAACAATCCCTGCTCTTCCAATCGTGATAAGAGGGTATACCAAGGCGCCGTCGGAATCATGGATTTCTTTATCGTTCTTGATCTGAAATGATCTTTCCGCGGTTGCCCAAATAACTGGGACTTTTTTAAATCCTTCATTTGTATTTGCGCTAATGTTTAAATGCTCGTCAACCCATTCAAACATGGCCATATCAATATTCTCTAAATTTGAAGGCTGAAGATATACAACATCTGCGTGTTCTAAACTGTTATCCATTTTGTTATTGGGCATTGAAAGTTCCCTCTCTAACTCTTATGCACTTAGCGCCGATTTCAAAAGATTTATCTCCTCTCCCGAACAACCACTTTGGTTCTTCAAGCGATATTATTTCGTAATAAAGATCGGAGTATAAAACAAAATCTCCCACTCTCACATAAAGATTCTGATCTTCTGTGAGTCTTCTTTTATGAAAAGAAATGCTTATTGATTGAAGGCGATCAATTCCATAATTAGTTGCGGTCGTAGCGTGTCCATCAAACTTAACCATTGCCATGACACGCACAGGAGGGAGAAAACTTTTTTCCATAGATTCTCCATAAAGAGGGTGGAAATGTGTAGACTCCAGATCGATCGGATAGTAGAGGACTGTTTGGCCAATCACTCTTTCGATTAATTCATCATTAACCTGTTTTACCAAATTTCTCTCTTTTTGATTGAGAAACATTTGGGGTGGCGGAGCATCTGGTTGTGACCATTTGTTCTTTGTCGACATTTAGATTCTCCTAGCCCATAAAAATATAATTTGGCACACTAGTGTATACCTTTTGTGCGTTTTCTGTCATTGAAGCGTCATTTTCGATTAATTTTACATATGTCATTTCGTCAAGAATTGTTTTTAATTCTTCGCGAAGCTTATCTTGCTCTTCTTTAGCCTGACCAAGCAATTCAGAGTGGTTCAGAGTAACAGCATCGCCCGGAATAGGTATAGAGGTGAACTTGCCTCTAATCTGTCCCAACATCTCTTTAGAGAGTGCCAGAGCGAATCTTCTAATCCATTGCTTCCCTATTGAATTAATACTCTCATATGGTAGGTTTGCATACGGAATCGTATTCAAGTTATTAACCCCGTCGACTCCACCCGGCCTTCCAGATTGGCTTTCCCATGCATCTGTATCAACTGTAAATTCAAACCACATTCTCTTGTTGTTCAACAAACTTGGAGGAATTGGAAAAACTCTTAAGTTATTATCTCGAATCTCATATGAGTATTGAGAAGTTCTGGTGCGAATAGCATCTTCATATCCCGCTGCTTGAGCTTTGTTTTGCCAAACAGGAACCAATTGAAATGTTGAATCATCTGCGAATTGCCCATAAGTGCTTAAATTGCCTGTTGCCCCCAAGCCACCATAATATCCATAAAATCTCCAAATTGCTCTTGGAGAAACATAATAAACACGGCGAATGAGAAGCCTTTTATCTGTATAGTTAATAGAAGAAGTGAGCGCTCCGCCTTCAATATTGCCAGAAACAGCAGCAACCAAATCATAATCTTGGGTACTTGAAGTAAGTACGAAAGAAGCTGAATAAAAAGGCTGTGTTCCTCCCACAGTCGCTTCTGCTGATGCCGCATCACCAAATCTTCTAGTGTATCCATAATCAAATTTCGTATATTTTAAGGCAACATTCCCACCGCTCAAACTAGCAGATAGTGATCCGGATTTATATTCTCCCAAATGATCAAAAGAACTTGTTGTGTTTCCTAATGAATCTCCCAAAGAATTCTTTGCTTGATGAATATTAATAATATACGAGTATTCTAAAGTTGCTTCTTCAAAAGCTGTATATACCTGTTCTTCTGTTATTTCAACCTCGAGAAGATCTCCTCCAAGTTTTTTATAAGTATATGCGACCTGAGCAACAGCGCCGGAAATGAAATCTGGTGAGTTTAAATACATTCCAAAAGGTACGGCTGTGGAAGTCACATTTGTTGTACTTCCGGTAGCGGGAAGTATATTAGCGCTTGTTTGGCTGTCTGGGGTTAAAGTAGGTATACCCATTCATCAGTTTCTCCTGTGGCAGAAAGGTCTTGTAGTAATTAGTTGTAGATAATAGAAAACCCCGAACCTTATAAAAAGATCCGGGGTTTTCAAGAGTCTCATTCAAGCTCTATGGCGTTGAACTATCAACTACCTCCGTCTTCTCCATCAAGCCCTCTGATAATAACCAGACCATACATGTCGGGTCGAACCATTTTCTTAGCGTATCGAGTCATCACACCCTTGCGAGGTACGAAGTCTTCAACACCAAAGATGGTGGGAGTAACTTGCAGTGGCACATAAGGTGCGTACACATAACCAGACTCAAGGAATGAAGAACCTTTACGGCCAACAAGAACAACGTTCCTGTGGAAGTAGGGATCTACATAAACTTCGAATTTCTTCGAAAGAGTTCCAGTTTTGAGGGCGCCGATGGTACCTTTAGCGGTATCAGCAGTTACACTAGCTCGGAAACCAGCGGTGAATTCCAAAACGTTAGCAACTTCGGGTGAACAAACTACAAAGTTTGCTCCGCCTCGAAGTACTTTTCTATGAATTTCAGCGGAAACATCGTTGATGCTTTCAACCAAAGTCTCATACCATTCTGAAACGGTACCGGTGAAGTCAGGAGCTTTTGTAGCAGCGCCAACTTCGGCTCCGGTTGTTCTGTTTAGGAACATTCCCGGGCTTCTTGACCAATAACGCGTAGCAGCAGTTGCTCCGTTCACGAGATCGTTGAGAAGTTCTCTGTCGATTTCGAGTGCAATTTGCTCAGACAGAATGCTGGTAAGTTCCACTTCTGCATCCAAGTTATGATAAGCGTTGAGGTCTTGACCCAATTCTGGAGACCACTTGGCTTTCAGTTTCTTGGTTTGAGCGGTAACAGCGATGCTGTCCACTTTGATGTCAATCTCTGGGATTACATCAACGCCGCGGCCGTTAAAAGACTGTGAAGTAGTGTCGCCCGCGCCTTCAAGTCCCCATGGATCCGCGCCAAGAACAGAGCCAACAGCTCCGCCGATGTTGAAGTTGTCTCTAGTTGGATAGGTTCCAGCCAAAGTACCACCAACAAGCTGTGTACTATTCACAAGGGCGTTGGTCTGGACTCCGCTAGCGACACCAAAATCAACTTGGGCTGAAGCGGATGTACCAAAGACAGTAAAAATGAGGTTGGTTGTTCCCGAACCGGAATATTGAGTCAAGCGACGAACCAAGCCATAGTTTGTTCCGGCACCAAGACCGGTTATACCGGTCGCCAGTTGGGCGCGGGTGAAGTTAAATGCCGTAAGGTTGTCAAAGTCACCTTCTGAAAAGAGTGACGCCGATGCTTGAAATTGCATAACACAATAAGCCGTGTCCGAGCCAGACAAAGCCAAGATATCTGGGTCATATCTAATAGACTTTTTGTCAGCTTCAGTAAGAGCTGCTCCTCCGCCTACGTTGATCAAGAACTTGCGTACAAGTGCCGGTGTGGCGGAACTAATAGCTCCACTAGGGCTAGAATACGCACCACCCATCAAATAGGGGCCGCCCCTACTAAGAGAAGCTGTGGTGATAATATCAACACCACCAGTAATTTCGCTAGCAACCTTGGATCCACCATAAATGGATTTATCAACAGTATTGCCAAATCTAGCGCTATTATATGTAAAATCTAGGAAGAAAATCAGTCCAGAGGGTAAGCTCATAGGCTGAACGCTAACAATATCGTTAGCAATTAATCCGCCGAATACACGTCGGACGATGGGGAAAGCAACAGAAGAGAATCCTTCTACGTCGCCGGCCGCCATGGAAGAAGCTTCTTTCAAAAGCTGCTTCGCTTGGTTTTCCAAGAGACGTGACATCCCTTGTCGTTTAAAATCGTTATCAAGGCCTTCGAGCAGACCGGTTTTTTCCCACTTATTCAGCAGGGCTTCCCCCTCTTGTCGAAGATCCCTATCAACGATGCCTTCTGTCAATGTTTTTAATACAGACATGTTTTTAATCTCCTTTTAAAATAAATCACGACTTAATTCCGGCTAATTTCTGCCATCTAGAAGAAATAGCCTCTTCGATTGTGTCTCGTTCTCGTCGTCTTTTCGGAGACACAGTTAACAAGCTTCGTTTTTCAACTGCTTCACTTAGTGATTTTGGAGATCTTTTTCCGGATCCCCCCACCGTGTTTTGAAGTGTTTCAAAAATTGTTTTAGCCTGTTTAGGTGAATCAGCCCGTGATAATGCTTCGACAATATTTCCTTTTTGTCGCTCATTCAGAGAGGGATTAGATAAGACTTGATTCGTATAATATAATCTTGCGTTGGTTAGATTTGTCTCAACCAGCTTTGTTTTAAGTTGCTCAACTGTTGTTCCATATTTTTTATTTTTTGTTTCCATGACATTAATAATCTGGAGAGCTTGTTCCATTAATTTCTTTTGTTTATTGTTTTTATCTTCTAGCTCTTCAACTTTGTCTTTGATCGCATTCATTTCTTCGGCATATTCCCATTCCGCGCCTGTAAATGGCTGGAGGTGTCCGGTTGGAACAGTTCTGTAATCTACCTTAAGTTCTTCTTCAACTGCCTGTCGGATTTGGGATTCTGCAGCATATCTAGCTGTTTCCGGACTAGCTTCTTCTGCTTCGCCTTTTTCTTCTTCGTCAGAATCATCAAAGAAATCCATATCACCATCTTCCGTCAATTCAATTTCCTCATCTTCATCTTCGGTGAGGTCAATCTCGATCTCTTCGTCTAATTCCTCTTCCTTATCTTCCGAGACAAGAACCATGCTCTCTTCCTTGGGATTGAGTTCTCCGTAAATCTTTTCAATTTGCTCTTCAAGTTGTTCAAGATTAATTGTTATATCATTATCAGATTCTTCAACTGTTCTGTGCTTATAAGGAAATTGATCGTAGTTTTCTTCTTCCTCCACAACTTCTTCTTCACCTTCGGCTTCGTCTAGACCTAGATCAAGATCATCTTGTTCCAAAAGGCCATCGACGGCCGTTTTAACTTCTTCTGAATATTTTTCAATAATTGCTTGCTCTGCATTTTTCAGCGCGGCTTCTTTTAATGCCCCAGCATCAATAATTGCTTGTTCTAACATCGAAGACATATTTTATACTCCTAAGTAAAATAATACTTTTTTATAAATAGTAGTCAGATTCATTAAAATCCCTTTGGGTTATTTTAGTTTATGATTATATAGCTCATTTTTATCTCTGTATCATTAGCAACCGTTGTGCCGCTACTATTGACTAACATAAATTGATATTGATTATCTACCGTTAGGTAAGGAGCCGCAGTAAGACCAATAGCCTTTGATGAATGGCTAGAACTTAGACAAGTAAGAGCAACAAAGGCACCCTCATCTACTACTGAATTTGATAATACAATAAGGTTACTAGCTGGACTGGTAAAAACAGCACCATTTGCAGTCGTTCCGTTACTAGTGATAGTTAGAGTACCTCGGGCTCCAGTAGCGGATAATATATATGCAGAAGCCAGATCAACTGACGCATCTGCTTTATTTGGAAAAGTAAAGCCATCTGATCCACTAAGAACTATATCCCCTGCAATATATTTGTAACTCATTGTCTATATCCCCTATATCACGCGCCATTCGTCAGAACCGTTTGAGATCAAAGTTACTGAACCGTATGCGGCAATAATTTCAATTGAAGTTGCTCCATCAATCGTATCAGATCCTCCACGGGCAATCGTTATAGCGTTTGCTCCTGAAGCAGCATTTCCTTCGGCATCTTTAATGGTTAAAACAAATCCGGAACGAACACTAGCGCAGGTTGGAAGAGTTACAGTCTTTCCTCCGGTGGTTATGCCAATAACTCTATCAGCAGCGGTGGCTGATGTGTCAACAGCACTTTCTCTATAAGCAAAATTCATTTTTTCTACCTCAAATAAGAAATCTCTTGGATTCAAACTCTGTGCAACAATATAAGCCTTATCTTCAAATGGAGGCAAAGGGCAAACATTTTGTGCGATCATCGACTTAACCGTAAACGGAATAAGAGAAAAGGGTATTTGATCAAGCGTTGGAGCTTTTCGCCTTTGTGCGCTTATATTAGCAGTTGTTTGTATTATAAAGCTGCTATCTGTGTATTTCCTCGCCATTATTCGGTAATTCCTGTACCGGTCAATTCAAACATTCTATTCCTATCAATTCTTGTAAGTTCTGCCATAACTTGAAATCCAGTTGCGGATGTACAAGAAACAAAAATGTCAGTACACTTTACATTCATTGTAAGAGCGTCTTCGGTCGAATTGAACTCCCAATAATTCCCGGGAAAGCCTGTCATGCTACCAGTCGGAGCAAAGTGGACTCGAAGATTTCCGCTTCCTGATTGTGCTATGGTAATTGACTTTGTTACAAACGGAAAACTAATCTGCTTTTCGTATCCTGCAACCAATGTTGATCCACTTACCCATGGATGTCCACTAACTTGATAAGATCCAACATTACCAATGCCAACATCATAATAATTCCAAGCCATTTTCTATTCTCCTAAATTAGTCTCTTTCACCGAGATGTTTTCTAACAGTTCTTTGTTCTCTTCTTTGTTCTCGCTGCAAAGCCCTTCTAGCTCTTTTTCTCTTTTCACGTCTCTTAACAGAAGGTGGCCGATATGACATTCTATCTCTAACTTCTTCGATAATTCTTTCTTTTTTACACTTTTTTATGAACCTTCTGACCAGTCTCTCTGCAGATTCATTATTCCTTTGCGTCACAATAACATTTGTTGCCATAATTGCTTCCTATAGTAATTTTCCCCAATTTTCCATACCGGGGATTGATGAGATATCAACTCCCGCATCACTTGGATTTTGCCCCGATAACGGATTTTTGTTAGATCCTTCTGGGCCCAATGGAGTCGTATTTTCAAAAACATTAACTCCACCAAGTTTTTGGCTTCCGATTGAATCTAAAAGTCTTTTCCGCGCGTCAATATTATTTTTTTCGGACTTTTTCTCTCTTTGTTGATTTAAAAGTTTTGTTTGCTTTCTTTCCTGCAGGATGTTTGAGTTGGTTAATCCAATCGCAGTCTCTTGAACAATCTTTGAAAGCATTCCCTCTTCCAAGAGAACCTCCCGAATACATTCTTTAATCATCGGTTGGATGATTCTTTTTAATTCGCTGACTTTCATTTTAGTCCCTTAAAATCTCGTCGATGAGGGAATTGATTTTTTCTTTTCCCTCTTTAATATGTTTTTTCTTTGCTTCTTGAAATAAGAAAGCACCTGATGTCGAAGGCTCTTGGACAATATCAAAACAAATAAGTTGAAAATCATCCTCCACCAAAGTTTGACCTTGACTTTCTCGGACTGAGCCCATGCCTCGAGAAGAAATTCCAATTTTTACACCACCTTCGACTAAAGCTCTAAGAGTTTGGCCAGCGGGCGTGTTTAAAACCTGAAGTTTGCCCTTCACGCTATCTCCATCCCACCAACAGGCTGTAAATTTGTGAGAAACATTCCTCAAATTTACTACAGAGTCATCTGGATGATCAAGCTCTCCAACGGCTCTCCCCTCTGTGATGACTTTGTTATATTTCTTTATCTCTCTTTCGAGAATTGGCCGAGAATAAACCCGCCCATTGCCGTTCTGTCTATCAGCGGCTTGAATAACGCCGGATAAAAATAGAGCATTATGCTCTGTGATCATCCTCTTTTCTTGTTCTGTGAGTAAATCTTCGCAAACACCATTAGGGCAAAGCTCATAATACTCTCTTAAAACTTGTTTTGACATTCTTATTTCCTCGTTATGCCGGCGCGACCGGCACGAATAAGCATCCTCTGCTGCAGCGTCTCACCGGTTGAAGTTTCCATTTTTGTATCCACATAATCTAACTCCTTTCTATTCGAAATCCGTCTTCATCGAATAAATAGCATAAAATAAAAGATGTTCCAGAAGATAAGCACCCTAAGCATAAAATATTTACCAAGGAAACATCAAAACTAAATAGTGTGCAAAATTGATTAATCAAACATAAAAATGCACCCACCCAGAATCCAACACACATTGGACAATGGAAAAAATAATATTTTGGACGAATTTTCTCTAATAATCTAGAATGAGCTAATATTTTAGTAAGCCCAAATGAAACAAGAATGAAATAAAGTAAACTCACTTTTCACCTAATTTCTTAGACTCGTAGACGTAAGGACGATAGCCATATCCGTAGCCATAATATTTCCCGGGAGGCATCGAGCCTTGCTTTTCTCTTTGCGGAACTTCGCCAAGTTCAGTTGAATGCTCTGGATCCGGATGAAGAAGAGAATCTTCGTAATCATCTTCAATATCGTCGATAACTTTAAAATAAGGCTCTTCCATTTTTAAAAAATTATAAATTCCAAGCATACAGACACTAATTTTATTAATATGATCTTCTTTTGGCTCTAAAAGTGTGCCCATTAACGAGTTGGCAACGTTTCCGGATCTAATACTCGATCGATCTAAAGCGCCCTTTTTTGTCAAATAAGACAAAAAGCGGTCTTGAGAGTCATATGCTTCGGTCCCATAGTCTTCTTTCGGAAATGTTATAACTTTGCCATTTTTCTTATCTATAAGAATGTCTATTTCAGGGTGATCATCAAAAAGATAATCACCATTCAAAGTTTTAAAACCTTCTATAGTGATTTCAGCTTCTAGTCCGGGATCAGATAATTTAAATTTAAGCTTCATTATTATTAATCTCATGTATCAATTCTTGAACTTTTAAAATCTGCAAAATCATCCCCTGATCGATATTCTTATCTTTGTTTGTTGCGATAGCTTCTTCGATCAGTTTTAATTTTTCTTTTGTCTCAACACATTCTTCTAGTTTTCGAGCTTTTTTAAGTTCTTTATTAAGACGTCCGATCTCTTCATCTAGATATATCATAATCCCCGACTTATTATCCGAAAAAGAAAATAAATAATTTTTTATTAAATTTCTCTGCTCTTTTAAAAGAGTATCAGCATATTTTTCATTAAATTTCTTAAGAAAAATATTAAAAGAGAGGTTATCAACTGGCTGCATTCTAATTTCTTGATGATTTTCCGAAATCATGGACTTGATAACGTTATTTTCCAAAAGAACTTTATTTTTCACAGAAACATTCTGGCTAAAAATTTGGGATATGGTTGCTAAATTTTTATAATTTGGCAAAAAATGACCAAATGCTTGCTTTCCCAGTTTTTGGTTAATAAGCTTGATAAGAGAGGTCTGCTCATTAAACAATTCTTTTTCATCAACTTCAGAATGTCTTTTATATTTTGACTCTACTAATAATTTCTCCGCATTTCTGGGGGAAGCATTTTTTGTTTCATAAATTGCCCTAAAAGAATCCAAGTCTTTTTGAAGATTTGTGCCCTTTTTAAAAAACTTAACCAATATTCCCTCTATGAGTTTCTTTTTTTCTGACCTTTTATTAACAATCGCCAATGTAAGTTCTCGAATTAAAGACTCATAAAGAAAAGCGGTATTTCTTTTCTTATTATGCTTGAGTTTACTTGTTTTCATCTTTTTTCTCCAATTGGGAAATCAAACCATTCACCTCTTCATTTGAATTTAGAATTTTTATTTCTTCTTTTGAGTAATTAGCCTCGAGATTTTCATAAATGCCTCTTCCAACACGACTTAGTGCGTTTATATCTGGATATATATTTTCTCGAGATGAACTAGCCAGACGATCTGAATATTGTTTTTTCATGGATTTTTTTCTTGGGGCCAGATGGCGTCGCTTATCTAGTTCTTTTGGAACTGGCTTATACCATTTACCCTTGGACTTGGGTGTTGTTGTTACAACTTCATCTCTTTTTCCCGGAGTGGCCAAAAGCATATCTTCTCCTCCGGCTTCTTCTCCACCTAGGTCTTCCCCGCCTAGGTCTTCCCCGCCTAGGTCTTCTCCGCCTAGGTCTTCTCCACCCAGATCCATTCCGGCATCTTCTCCGCCGGCGTCGAGAGCTTCTTCTTCTGCCGCGGCCTCTTCAGCGGCCTTTTCGAGATCAGCAGTAAAAATCTTATCAAAATACATTTCCCTTTGATTCCTCAAAGCATCTGCTTCCGAAAGATTAAAAATATTTTCACTAATCCACCTTTTACTAAAGAATCCTTCCGTTGCTCCTCCTGCAATCTCGAATTTAGTTCTCCAATATTCTAATTCTTGAAGCTCTGCGATTCTTGACGGATTATTCAAGCGCAATTTGAAAGAAATTAAATCTTTGCTCTTAAACCCAAGAGTATAAAGATGAATAATCCCTATTTTTTCTAATTCGGAAACAATAGATCTTTGTAATCTCGTAATTGTTCTTGCAAATCGAATATCTTTTTGAGCTAATGCTGTTTTATCTTCTGCTTCTTCGCCGGCAATTAAATAAGCAGCAGGAACTTTAAGGGCTGCGAAAAGTTTTTCCCTTAAATACTTTACATCATCAATATCTCCAGTATAGGCACCTCCGGCCAGAGAAGTAACATCAGATCCAACGCCGTTTCTAACTGGGAGAAAATAATCCTCTTCAACACTCAGGGGATTATATCGTAAATCAACACGACCTGTGTCTGGATCTATAACTTGATTTCGCTTCATTTGTGTCATAACACGCTGAACATACTGTTCTACATCTTGTGGAGGTATATTCCCAACCTCAATTTTAAAAACTCTTCTCTCGGGAGAACGAACAATACGATAAGACATCATAGCGTCTTCAATAAGCGTCAATTGCCGAAAAATACGTCTGGCGCCTTCTAAAACCGAAGTTCCATAGGGAGAAAACTTATCATTTCCCAGAATACGGAAATGAGCCATTTGCCAATTTTCAAAAGTTAAGCCACCGGAATTCCATTGGTACTGAATATAATTTGGATTTGTCGGATCTTGCCCTTCCATTCTTTCTATTTCTTGCGTGGGGAGGCCGATGGCATTTATTATTCCTTTTCCTTCTTCGATTTCCAAATAAAGGAAAAAGTCACCCTGTTTACACATTGTTCGACACCAGCCAAACAAATTAAACTCAATATTTAAAATATTTTGATAAAGATCCTCCAAAATTTGTTTAATTTCATAATTTTTACAATCAATTCTTAATAATTCATTAATAAATGTCGAGGTTGTCATCTCATCGGCATAAATATCTAAAGCAGAGGATATTTCAGGCATATATTCCATTTGATCAAAATCAGCATACCTCTCTGCTCGACCTTGTGCGGCAACATAATTGTAAGTTAAATTAGAGAAGGGATCATAAACAGATTTCTTAAATTGTTGTCCCGATGCTGAACGAAATTTATACTTGTCTAACTGCCTTCTTCTTTCTCGGCGGGGAGTTTGAGCTTGGTAGTTCACAATTGGTCCGGAAAAAAGCTTTGTCAATCTTCGAAAAAGACTCGAATCCGGATTTCTATTTCCCTTTTTGTCATTATCCATAGTTTTTAACCTTTATAAACCCAACTAAACTCTTCATATTGTTTTTTTGCGTCACTTTTCTTATTGTTTAAATCCGCTTTATGATCATAACCTTGTTGGCCCGGGACTCTTACATCTAATTGTGTATTTGCCAAAAACATTCCGCCAATTAAAGCTTTTTTATATTCATCATTTCTTCTATTTTGTATTATGGCCGTATCCCTAACCCAACAAGCTATGGCCAAGGACATCACTAAATCGTCGTTACAACTCCTCATCGCCTCTGGTCGACCATTATTCCACACAAATGTCCTCATTTCATTAATTGTGCGCTTAGACCTAATCCTAATTAGTTTATTTCTTATGAATTCCTCTAACTTTGCTATAATTAGTGGTCTGGATTTTGATGATGTGGCGAAACCGGGTACGGAATTGCTCGTTGACTCGGCCAAATAAGAATCAACGTATTCTCCAGAACCTTTTATTGAAAAATAAATATTTTTATATTCCATATTTATTAATTTCTCTATTACGGCATATCCAACATTGTTATTTTCAATTACGAGGAGAGATCCTCCATATTCATTCCCAACATCAAAAAGAAATTTAGCAAACAAATCAATTGAAGGTTTTCCAGCATATTCTGCAACAATCTCTAAATTATCCACATCCATAATATGAAACGCTGAAAAATCCCTACCATCTCCCCTAGCTACATCTGCCGAAATGACGTATTTCTTCGTTGGTTGATATTCTTCCCAAATCCAATAATTTCTATCAAATCCCGAACGATATTTTGGCTCTTCTGTCAATTCGTAAAGATAATCTATATCATCCCCATGGATTACAGTTTCCCCTGAAGCGTTAAAATTACAAAGATATTCTTGTGCGATTTCTCTTTTTGAAAGACTCTTCGTTTCGTTTTCAAACCATGCCTGATCTCTCTCCGGGTGGACATTCCATGGCAGATTTGTCATAAAAAAATCATTTGCGCCGGCAATGGAATCGGAACACATTTTATGAAACCAGTTTCCAACACCCAAGGGAGTTGAGAGGGCTATAACGCGCCCACCAGTTGAAATTGTGGGATATAGACCGGTCCAAAGCTCTTCCATATTTTCAATATGCGCAGCTTCATCAATAACCAGTAAAGAAAGAGCTTCAGAACGACCAGCGTCAGAAGACGTTGAGCTTGCTTTGATTTGAGATCCATTTGAAAGTTCAAAAGAAGCTCGGTTGTCAATCGATATTTTTGCAATCCTCATCCAATCGGGAAGATTTTTCATCATGGATTTAACTTTTTTTACCAAGTTCGAGGCTGTTTGAAATTTTGTAGCAATAACAAGGATGTTTTTATTACGATTAAACATCATCATCCACAATACATACGCGCCGGTGATCGTAGATATGCCTAATTGACGCGCTTTGAGAATAACATTGTATCTGTGGTTATTATAGTCTTCTAGCAATTGGGATTGGAAGTCATATGTTTTAAAAGGAACGAGACCCTTGATCGGATGAACGATTTTTACATAATTATTGACAAAATAAGTGGGATTTTTGCCGCATTTAATAATTTCTGCTTTAATTTGTTTTTTTGAAATAGAATATTTTGACACATCGTAAGCCTTAATATGGGGTATCGTTTTTTCCCAAACTAATAAATTTTCTTGTAGCATCTCGAACCAAATCTTCTTTCCCACTATATGGATTGGGCTCGCCCTTGATTGCTGAAATTTTATAATGCTTCTTACACTCGACCCAATTTCTATGCTTATTCATGCTTTGCATAAGAATGTCTGCTTCTTCCAAAGATTTAAGGCTTAGAGATTTTCCAGTATGTGCTTTATATTGTTTTTGGATAAATTTTGCGATATTAACATATCGAGACTCAATCTCTCCCTGAAAATCTGTTCTATGAACTTCTTTGAGCATTACTTCTGATTGATATTTGATACAAAGCTTATCACCATAGAAAACAACCGAGAATCCATCCATTATTGGTCTTTCAGTATGAGGAATATCTGCCTCTCTTTGTAAGCCGATTTTAACCTTTTCTCCGGTCTTGGGATCAACCGCTCCATCATATTTTTGTGAAAGTGCTTGAGAAATACCTCTAACAACATCTAACATCTTGGACATTTTATTATCTCCGTACTAAAAGTTTATTATAATAAATAGAAGTCAAAAAGTTCATTTACTTTTTATTTCTGGTCGCCATCCTACGCTCCATCTCTCTTCTCGACCTTCTATCAACCTTATATAGCAATCAAAACAACAACCGAACTTAGAAAAATAAACATCGTTGTTTCTTTTTATTTTATTCTTCTCGCAGAAGTCGCAGTTTCTCACAACACTGCTCTTATTCTTAAGTAGTTTTTTATTTGATTCTCGACTTCTCAATTTTGCTTCTTTTTCTTTGAGTTGGTGGAGATATTCTTTTTCTTTTTCGGAATCCCATCCGGATTTAGGATTTTGGATAGCATCTTCTCCATATTTATCAGAGATTGCCTTTTCCATCTTTGCAACATAATTGGGATCTTTTTTTTTACTCACTTTGTAACCTCTTTGATTGCAAATGCAATTCCAATTGTTGAGCCGACCCCGATGGCAACCCCAATTGTGAACCAAAGAATTGTTAAATCTCTCTTTGGCTTAAAAACCATTTTCTGAAGTCTTGTGAGTTCTTCGTTCTTGAGTTTTATAATCTCGTCCGATCTTTTTTGTAAAGCTGACATATCAACCTTGAGAAGATTATACTTCATATCGTGCTGGATTTTAAGTTTTTCTTTTTGTTGGGAGAGTTTTAACTTGAGTTCATCTTTGAGCTTTTTTGTTTTTGCTAAGATTTCAGCGATTGCTTTGGCGTCTAGAAGTGTTCCGGGGAAAGGTGCTTTTTGATCTTTTTTGAGGGTTATTGATTTTCCTGCCGCGAATGCAGTTGTTTGAAAGATCATCAAAAAACATAGAATAAGCGGTAAGATTTTCATTTCAAATCTAATTTCAATGCGTTCACAGATTCCGTAGCCCACATTATCGGACCGCTCAAGTCCGATAGGTCGGGCTTATCCAACGTGCCTTCTTCATCATATTTTTCTTGATATTCCTCTAATCTTCTTGCTATCTTGCGTAATGCCCAATAAATTTCATCAAGAGATCGTGGGGAGAGATTTTCACCACTGTTTATAGTAGCCAGATTATTACTAAGGACATCGGAAGGACCTAGAATTTCATATGCACGGTCGAAATCATATTCGTCTTCAGGGTTAATATCTTTATTAAGCTCTTCCACCACATTCTCAAGCTCTGTGTGTAACTTTTTAATCTTTTCTGGATCGTGATCATGGTACCCCATAAATTTTTTGATCTTTTTCCCTGCACTTTTAAAAAACCCCTCCTCAGACAAGGTATTTTCAATCTCTTCTTGGATAATTCGCTTTAGTTGTTTTTTTGTAATCTTCATTTTTCTTATCCCTATCTTAGCGCTAGGGCTATTTCCCTTCGGATGGCTTCTTCGAGTTCTTCACGAGGGCTTTCAAATAGTTTCAATAATTTATGAACAGCCCACTTAGCGGGGTCTATTTTAAAAACCAGTTCTTGTAAAGGATCGGTAAAATTCCAATTGACAACATTGCCGGCAGCTTCATCCACTTTCTTTTCAAATCCGCGCAGGTCATCTGCTACATCTTTGGCATAGGCTTCAATTTCTTCGGATGACTGAAACTCCGGAAGAGGCTGTATTCTGTGGCCATTGCGGTCCGGCTTAAAGGAGGCTGGAATTTCAAACTTTTTTTGAAAGCCATGTTCCGCTATAAACATGGCAAGGTTAGAAAGTTCTGTTTCTAACTTTTCCAATATTTGGTCGGCGCCTCCGCCTTCTTCACCTAGAGCCCTTCCAATCTCTTCTTGGATGATTCGCTTTAGTTGTTTTTTGGTAATTTTCCTTTCTCTTATTCCTTTAGGTATACCAAGACGTGGCCACTTTTCTCCTGTCTTGCGCAGTTCGGGCTCCTTGGAAAGATCTAGGCTCTTGCCCGGCAGCTGCCTCGGATCTCCGTGTTTACTCTTATATTGTTGCAACATAAGGTCGGAATGCCCGTACCCGGGGAGCTCCCCCTCATAGGGGCCGTCACGCTTGACAGCGCGGCGATCATTCCAACCTTCGTCGGCGAATTTTTCAAGATCTTCATATTGTTCGATTGTTAGATTCCCAGCCTCATAATCCTCTAGAAATTTATCCGACCATTTGCGGTGATAGCTATCCCAGCTTGTTTCAGCCTCCGGTTCTGACTCTGTCCCTGACCGAAGACTCGTTCTCTCTGGTCCGCGACGTTGGTGCGACTTGTGGGTTGCTACATTAAAACCAAGTTCTGCAAAAAGATTTGCAAAAACAGCAAAGATAATTTCACCAAAGTCTTCATTCAAGAGCGTTGATTGCTCTCCGAGCGGCTGTTCTTCTCCCATTTCCGCTGTTTTTTTCTTTACCATAGCATCTGCTTCTTCGAAGCTAATACCAAGCACGTCTGCAAGTTTTTGCGTTTCATTTCTAATATCTTCTGGATCCGGATCTGCAGGGTTGTCGGCTCCTTCAAAAGGCACATAGTGCCCTTTCATCCCTCCTTCGAACATGGCCCTTCCAATCTCTTCTTGAATAATTCGCTTAAGCTGCTTTTTGGTAATCTTCATTCTTTTATTCCTTCTAATCAATTATTTGTAAATATATGAAACAGCATATACCCGGCAGATCCCAATAACAAGATACTCCCTAGTGCCGCTGCTGTAGTGGCGGCTGCTCCTAGACCTAATGCGCCAAGTTGTCCAGCGGCTCCCATATATCCCATTGCGCCGGCGAAACCTACGGCTGGATGCCATCCTTTTGTCTTATCTTGGCTCGGATAATTTGATTGATAATCTGGATCATCCAGTTTTTGAGAATGTGATCTTCTCATTTTTCCGAGTTTTCCTGCCGCTGTGGGAGTAAAAACTTCTTCCAAAGCACCTTTTTCCGTTGCTTGCTTCTTTAGAAAATCTACAACCTTATCTTTCTGATCTTGCGGTAAAGAAAACATAATTTCTGAAAATCGTTTTGCTACTTCTTCTTCGTCATTCGTATCAGCAAATTTTTGAGCCTCTTCTGCGGCTTTTTCAACTTCTGCCTGCTTTTCAAGCTCTTCTTTAATAATTCTTTTTAAGGTTTCTTTTGTAATTTTCATTTATTTGATCCTCTTTTTAGCATGCTCGACCATAGTCTTGTTCATGAAAATCAAGAGCCCTTTGTGCTCCTTTTTCGTCCATTCCATGAACTTTCATTAAAGCTTGTATGATTACTTCGCAAGGTTCTCCTCCATGGTCGGAAATCGTTTGCTCAACCGTTGTTTTTTCACGCACATACGGATCCTGTGGAGCAGGAGGGGGCGGTTCTTGGAACCTAGAAGCGACCGGTCCTCTTCCAGCTTCCCATCGAGTAGGATCGGATTCTTTGATCATTTTTTCAATCTCTTCTTTAATAATCTTGCTCAACAGCTTTTTTGTAATCTTCATTCTTTTATTCCTTGTGGTCAATTCCAAATTCTTCTGCTAGTTTTTTGGACAAAGCGTCCGGGTCATCTTTATGTTTTTTCATAAGACGTTTTATATCTTTCTTATAATTAGTATTTAGATCATCATTTTGCTTTTTGTGTTTATCTTCAACTTCTTTTATAATCTTATTAAACTTTTCAACTTCTTTTT